CTGAAACAGTTTGAAATACAACGGTATAAGCGCCTGATGTTGCATTTGAAACGATGTATGTTTTTACGATATCATTAGGAACCGTGACAACTTGATTTCCTGTAATCGTTCCTGTTAATTTTATAACTTGATGACGAGCTTCAGAAGTTGATGCTGTTGAATCACCATCAGTAATAGCGAGTGTAGTTGTCTGTGCTGAACCTGCTATGGATTTTGCAAGATAGCCACCAAGAGCTTGTTCTAAAATTACTAAATTAGTATTAGTTTTCGTTCCCCAGTCACCGGCATTTTCGCCGGTTGTCATTTTCTCTGTACCGAGTACTGTATAACTTGATGCCATAATTTATCCTATGCGCTTGCTACAAAAACCTCCACATCACACGCTGCAGTATCTGCATCCACGGTAATGTCCATTAAATCTGCAAGACCTGATGCTAAAGCGGATCCTGCTGCCTTCATGGTATCAACTACGCCACCGCTATTATCACCTGGATAAATAAACGAGTGACCAGCGTCTACCTTTATTCTAAATTCTGTATTGTCTTCATCTTTAAAAGTTAACATAATATGATTAGATGAATCTAAATTTGTAATTCTAATATATCGTACATCACCATTGTCAAATATTCCTGCAACATAACCAACTTTGTTTGCAGTGACACCTACACCGCTAATTGCTGATATAAATCCTATGAGTCCGCATTCTGTTGTACTTGCAGTTACAACTCTTTTTACAACTTCATTAACACTAGAAATATCTAAAGATCTTTCCGATCCATAATCTATGTTGTTGAGAGTGATTGCTTCTTTTACTGATACTGTTAGTGTTGCCATTATTCATCCTTACGGTGTCTGAGCCGGAACGGGTATACGAGGTTCGCCATCCGTATAGTCGTCTCGTCTTCTTCGACCTAATTGTTCTGCACCAAACTTCTGTACTTCAGTTTGATACTTTTGTTCGTATAGTTGTAGCATATCTTGTGGACCTTTCAAATAACTAAAGGCCTCTACGAGACATGCATATAGTAATCCATTACCAAACTTAAGACTTAAGTAAGTTGTCGTATTCGCCGAACTCAATCCTACGGGTCTAGCGTTATAATGAATTTTGTACATAAAAGCGGAACTTGGAGTAGGTACAATTGTAACTCTTCCTGAAGAAGTTGCACCACTTCCCTCTGCTCCTCCTGACATAGCATAATATTTTGGTGTGCCAGTAGTAGTTTCAACTGCATCATATTCTCTTAAAAAGCTAATATCTTTCTTTTCTAGCCAGCTATTAGCACCAGTTGCTGCTGTTGTTGAAGTATAAACTTGTATTCCTCTAACAAATAAAGTTCCAGCAGGAGCATAAACATTATCTTTTGAAGCAGTTAAATTTCCTATCATTTCTTTTCTATCTGCATCAATTGGAACATCTCTTTGTATTCTAAGTTCAGAATTATCTATAAATTGATCCGTAATCGTACTTGAAAGTACACCGGTTCCTACTTCAGTATAATTCTGAATTGCTGTTGTAAATGTTGAATATGTAAATCCTGCCATTATGCTGATAGAGTTGCTGGTCCTATTGAAACCGGAAACCCTCCTCCTGTAATTCCTCCTGTTGTAGCAGTGCTAGTATCGACAGTAAAATAAAACCAATCACTTGTAAAATCTGTATCTCTAGAACCACTTACATACTTACCAGTAACAATAGCATAGCCTGCAGCTTTTGCAATATTTGAGCCTGCTATGCCATCAAAGGACGCTGGATTTGCATAATCTCCTGCTATTGTTGGCGTTCCTCTAAATCTATAAGTGTCTCCATTCGTTAATCCATGATTTGGAGTATTAACATTAATTACGCTTGATGAAGCCGCGTACGTGGTAAACGGATCATGGATCAATAATTGAGTTACATCATTTTCTGTTCTATCTGTTCTTACATTTTCCAGTGCTTGAGGATCCGCTCCATGTGGTCTTGGATCTAATTGTGGTTGTTTAGCTTCATATTCAGATTTATGAACAAACATTCCATTCCATTCTCTGACCATTTCATTGTATGGAAAAGCCATTCCTGATCGGTCTGATATTGCCTGTGCGTATTTTCCTCGTGCGTATGCCATTATATATTCGGATAGTAATTCTTCGGAGTTATATAAGTACTAGATGAAGAACCATCTTCTGCTAATGCTCGTGTTAACTCGTCTTCATACAACAATTTCATTTGTTGTACTAATTGTGGGTTAAATTTTTGTGCTAAATAAAATGCAAGTCCTGAAACCATACAAGGTACAAATCTGTATGGAATATCTGTTGCGTCTGTATAAGTTGCATCTGCATCTTGCACTCTTTTTACATAATAAAAATGTAAGTCTTTAGATGCATTAGATGAATCTGCTGTTGGATAAACGGTTAAAGTTGTTTTGTCCACGAATCGTTGAACAAAATATTGTGATGGAGTTCCTTTAGAAAGTTTACCTGATAATGCTGAATAAGCAGATCTAGCTATTTTTGTAAGAGCAGAATCAGATTGACCTGTTGCTGTTCTGTCGGATCTAAGTGTTGCTTCAAGAATATCTGCTACTCCATAAACACTTGATGAAGCATTTGTTGAAGAACTTGTTCCGTCACCTGATGCTCTATAAAAAGTATATTCCGCTTGTCCTTCAATAAGATCAATATTAGTTTCTGCTACTTCCCAGTAGTGCAAACCTCTATTGCCCCATTCTTGAAAAAGAATATTTAAAGATCGTCTTGCTGTTTTTAATTGATAACCGGAAGATACTTGAGAACCAATTCTCTCATAAGCTTCGTTGATAATCTCATCAACAGCAAAAGTCTTGTCGAAAGTGACTGTTCCAGAAGTAGTGTTAGCCATATGCTACCTCCTAATATAGCTTCTTAAATTCTGCTACAATCGTATACATGTTTCCAGAATCAGCTGCACCTGGAACAACAAAGTTTACATCACTTTGGTTACTGTTAGAAGATTTATCTGCTGGTATTCCACCAAATTCTCTAAAATCCCAATAGCCTGATCCTGTTAAACCTAAAATAGGAATATCGCCATCTGAATCTTCTTCATCCAAACGGCCATACGAATCAAAACCATTACCTGAAGAACAAGAAAACCAAATTCTTTGTAGATTTAAATGCGCAACTGAACCTCCATTTTCGTTTGCAGCTAATGCTGAAACATCTCCAAAAACTGTTGTTTTACCAGTTCCGTCTGATGATTGAACTAATTTGATAACAACTCTTACATCATTTTGTTGTAGAATTGTTGGTCCTGTTACTGTGTCTGCCATAATCCCTCCTTAATTAAGATTATTAGATGGGGCCGAAGCCCCATCATATTTTATTTATTAACCGTTATTGTAATCAAAAGCTGCGCCAGTGATTTTAATAACTAATTTACCTGCTGTGTAAGCTGCTTCAGTAGCTGTTCCACAAGTTAGGTAAAGATATTTTAGTGAAAGTGCCGCAAGTGTTGCTCCACCATCTGCTGATACATACTGACCTAATGCAAGGTCACCATTGTTTAGTATAACTGTTGGACTTGTTACCGCTGCATTTTCTGCATCAGTAGCTGTAGCTGAACATACTAAATTAATATCTGGGTCTCCACCTGTTGGTGCTTCTAAACACGCCATTTCTACTTCGAATGGAATACCATTAACACCAGTTGTTAGTTCTGCGATGTAAGCATTAGCTGTTCCACCATCAGTACCAATAACATCGTCAGCAGAACCACCACAAGCTAATCCACCATGTAGATCGATTAGAATAGTAGTGTAGATAAGACCACCAACTTTATTAACAAATGTGTTAATTGCATCATCAGCAATTCCTGATCCATGCGCATTTGGTGTAATTTTGAAAATAGTTGCTGCTGTACCTAAACTTCCATTGTTAGTACCTGTTGAAGTACCTGCTGCTACAATGTTGTTACCAGTACTCGCAACTTTTTCTACTTCCATACCACCAGCTGCTTTTATAACAGCATAATCTACAAATGCTCCTGTAGTTGTATTTTTAGTTGTTGCCTTAATGTCACCGTCTGAACGGACTGTTCCATTAAATGTTGTTGTTGCCATAATTATAATCCTCCTAGTTTGTGTGAATACTGTCTCTAGGCCGTCGACTATACCGCGTCAGTATTCTTTATAATTGTATAGTGATTAATCTATAGCCCTTTTTTAAAAAAAGTGCAAGATATCCCTGTGTAAATATATGATTTTTTGATAGCGCTTAAGTGGCTATCGAAACTTCGGCCTGGGCGTCTTTAACTTGTTTAAGACGAGTATCTTCTTCAAACTCTTTGGCAATAATCTCTTTAACAATTTCCTGAATTCTTTTATCAATATAAGACATATTAATATTATACTTGCCCTCCTTCAGGTGCTCTTGATGCCACTCGAGTTCCAAGGACCGTTTCGTAGTGTATAGGTCTTGAGTCATTTATAACCTCCTCATAGGTTATCCATTTACTCCTGGATGAATCACTAAATCCATCTTTTTCCCACTTTACATCTTTTTGTCCTATTTTGTCAAGTATTGCTTTCTCAATAGCTACAGCATTATCCTCTGATTTTACAATAAAATCAGCAGCATAATCATAAGCTCGTATTTGAATTCTAAATTTTTTCATAATCACATCCATAAAAAAAGAGGGCGATCCGAAGACCGCCCTCTCAATATATATTAAATATTAAGTACCTTCAACGCCAAATATTCCTCTAGGGTCGGATACGCCGAAGACGTATCTTTCTCTAGCTTTGTATCTTACGTTTCCAGTCGAGAAATCACCTTCCATTTTGGTTTGGATAGGTAATCTTTCAAAATACTTCATTCCATTAGGAACGTCAGTAATAATGTACCAAGAATCAGTATCTGTTAGATAGTGATTTACTCTATAACCTTGAGGAACCATCCCCATGTTTTTTATAGCATTGATATCATTATCAGCTGTTCCAACTCTACCTTGAGATTTCATCAATCTCTCAACAGTAAATTGAAGCGCCGAAGGAACAATCATTTTTCTTCCTTGAGCTGCAATTTTTAAACCTCTTTCATCAGTTAGCGCTGCAATGTCAATCATTGCTTGCTCTAATGAAGTTTCGTTTAAGTCTGCTGCAGTTGATAGTTCATTTTGTTCTGTACCAGACACAATTACGTGTGCTGTTGAACAAAGTTCTAAACCATCTCCGCCAGTGTATGAACTGTTAAACGCTCTATTGAGAACGTTTGCTGCTTTAACTTGTTTAGCATTAGCCATTGAACGTGCTAGTGCTTTTGTATAACGAGACGCAAGTCTGTCATACAG